GATTACACGGGTAAGCCTGATACAGTTTTCTGGGAATACAAAAGAACAGCAAGACAAATGTACCAAGAGTTTGAAAGAAGTAAGTTACCGCCTTCTGTAATAGATTGTTTAGAAGATAATCCTGATAAGGAATTTGAGCTAATCAAATGTGTCATGCCTAACGAGGTTTACAATAACCGGAAGATGGATGACTTTCCTTTCTCCTCTTACGATATTGAAAAATCAAGCAAGCTGTGTGTTAAAGAGGGTGGTTTCAATGAACTACCTTTTGTTGTAGCTAGATTTGAAAAGGTAACTGGTGAAGTATGGGGTAGATCTCCTGCTGACATAGCAATGCCAGATATTATATCTTTAAATAGGTTGAGGCAGATGGAGCTTAAAGCTTTAAGTAAAGCTGTAGATCCACCTGTATTGGCTCCAGATGAAGGTATACTTGGTACCTTTAGGCTTAACCCTAACGCTATTAACTTTACTAGAGATCCTGAGCGATGGAGATTTTTAAATTACGAAGGTCGAATGGACTTTAGTAGTTTAAAGGCTAACGAGTTAAAGCAAAGTATTCGTAATATATATTTAGCTGACCAGTTAATTTTACCTGAGAAGCTAAACATGACTGCTGAAGAAATTATTACCATTAGGCAACAACAACAAAGGTTACTTGGTCCTCAAATAGCTAGGATGGAAGCTGAAGCGCTTGGTCCAATTATTACTAGATGCTTTAACATAATGCTAAGGGCAGAAGCTTTTCCACCACCACCTGAAGAACTAAATGGATTAAACGAAATAGACATAGAATATCTTGGCCCTATAGCTAAAACTCAAAGATTAGAGGGTATGCAATCGGCTCAAGCTTGGGTACAGAACTTAGTTTCTATAGCTAGTGTTAAGCCGGAGGCTTTGGATCATATAGACGTTGATGCTTTAGCTGATTATATTGCTGATGTAACAAGTGTACCTCATCAAGTTAGAACCGACGATCAGGCAATAGCTCAAGCTAGACAAGCTAGGGCAGAGCAAGAGCAAAGGCAACAAGCATTAAACGAGTACGAGCAACAAGCTACTATAGCTAATAAGGCTGCACCTGCTGTAGAAACTTTATCGGAGATACCACTTGGCTCAGTCTAAAGATACGCTTATAGCGATAGCTAAATGCTTAGATACACCTAACGGAAAAACATTAATTGACTTCTTGAGAGGTCAGTATAACAACGTGACAACGCTTTCTTACGATGAGCAAGGTAAGGTAGATCCATACCAAACCCATTTCAACGAAGGATGTCGCCACGTTTATTTAAAACTAGAAGAAGTGCTTCATCAATTTAAGAAGGAGGGTTTATGACCGAAGAGACCGCCACTCAAGAAGGCGATAATCTACTAGGCAAAGAAGAGGTTCAAGCATCTAATGGTTGGCGAGATACATTACCAGAAGATATGCGAAACGAAGAGACTTACAAGAGTTTAGAGAAATTTGTAGTTGACGATCAGTTAGATAGCAATAAGGCGTACAAGTCTTATTTGCACATGGAAAAGGGTTATCATGACAGAGTTCCTTTACCTAAAGATGATTGGACGGAGGAACAATATTCTGACTTTTATGGAAAGCTAGGTAGACCAGAGACTTACGATAAGTATGAAATTATAAGACCTGAGATGCCAGAAGGTATCCCTTATGATGAAAATTTAGAGTCTAGCTTTTTAGCTAAAGCGCATAAGATAGGCTTAAATTCTAAGCAAGTCCAAGAGATTCTAGATTGGCAAAGTCAAGAAGTTATTCGTGGTAATAACGATGTAGCTGTAAATGAAGCCGTAGCTAAACAGGTTGCTGAAGGAGAGCTAAAAGAAGCTTGGCGTGGCGACTATGAAAAGAATTTAGGTTTAGCTAGACGTACAGCTAAGAATGTTTTACCTACGGAATTTTTAGATATGGTCAATGAAAAAGGTCTAGCGAATGAACCTAGGTTAATTAGAACATTACACCATTTAGGTCAAATGATAAGCGAGTCTACTATAGGTAAAGATGACGCTGGAACTAAATTTGGTCACGATTCTACAACCGCTAGGATGGAGATTGAAGCTATTCGGAACGATGAAAGTCATAAGTTTTATAAAGCG